TGTACTATCAAATATATTCTCTGATCTTTTTTCACCACGACTTCTTTTTCTTACAATGTCAGACTTTTCAGGCAACATAAAGTCAGCTAGTTCCTGATAATGTGTGTTCCAATACTTTCTGTAAGTCTCAAGATAATTTAGTCTATTGACTAATTCTTTTGCAAAATCTGCCATTTAATACCCTGACCCTGTTAATCCTGGTGTTCCTGTAGTTGTTGATGCAGAACCTGATGTTAAACCAGTCACTATTGTTGATCCACGACCTCTTCTTCTACGTCTTTCATCTGCAACATTCTCTTCAGCCAAAGCTGCTGCTCTTTGTGTATCAGCATCATCAACCATCATTGGTGGATCAGGTGGAGGTGGTGGAGGTGGTATATTTACTTTTGGTCTAAGAAATGACATCTGCTTCTCCTATACTACTGATCTTTCGCCTTTACCTCTTTGTAAAGCACCATAGCCTTCAATTATTGTGCCACCCTGCCCAGGTCTTTTAGTACGTCTCGTACCTCGACCTCTTGCTAATATTGTCTCTTCCTCATCAGGCACAATTTCAGGTGTAACTTCAGGTGTGATAACTGGCTGTTGTGGCTGTCTGTAATCCATCTTATCTGTGCCAGTTACAGTTTCTTTTACTTCCCTAACAAGTTTTTTTACAGGTCTTTCCAAAGGCTCTACTATATCAGCACCAACCTTTTCAACAACATTTATGGCTTTTTTTACTGGTCTTTCAAGTGGCTCGACTATTGCTTTATCAGCTACCTTAACAATATCTTTTGGTAAATCACCAACTTCCTTTACAACTTTTCTTGCAGTTTTCTTAACTCTTCTAACAACACCACCCATATCAAGTTCCTTTCCATGTGTGCCAACCTAGCTTCTGTGTCTCTGGTCTAAACCAAAAGGCTTTTCTAAAACCCATCTTAGTCAGCATCTTTTTTAAAATCAAGAACCCAATTCTTGTATAACCTTTTTTTGCCATAAAGTCTACCAACCAAATATCTTTACCACCACCTTTGTAACCATCATGGGGAAACGATAACTGACTTACATATTCATCAATATGTTTTTCTGTTGGAAAACCCCAAGTAGCAAACACAAGCAACTCACTCTTCTTTCTTACAACTTTATACTGATTGAGCATGACAGGCACTAATATACATTTACAAATATCTTCTGTATTCCAATCTTTGTGTAAGTCACTATACTGCATCAAGATCAGTATATCTCGCAAATCTTCATACTTGCTCATGCAAAAATATTATAACTGTTATCAGCAACAGCTTGTGGTGGTCTTGTGTAACTTTTTCTATTCTCAATACCTATAGCCAAATATCTAAAAGCATCTGCTGCATGTGATGTATAGTCATGCCTTGGCTGATCCCTAAACCTCTTCTTCTTCTCATCCCACTCTTGCCTATACTGTTTCATCATCTCAAGACCTAGATGACACTTATCCCTGTCAAAGTAACACTTCGGCATCAACAATCTAGCAGCATTGATACCATCAGCTACCTTCATCTTCGAAACCACCTTGAAACGTATGCCAAGACTAAACGCCGTCTCCATCCGTGATTTGCCAGACCCCAACTCTCTAATTTCAATATCATGTGGAGCAAGGTGGTCTCCATAATGATAATCCTTCTTTCTAAGGACCTCTGCATAATGGTCCAATCCAAAACCAGTATTCTCATAATAGTCGATAACATTTACTGCTCCTCCTCTGTAAACCTGTGCAAACCAAATAGCTGTTGAATCATTAAT